GGATATGTAACTCGATGACCTTCCGTGAACCCCTTGGTCCACGTACTTCCAATAGGGGTTAGCCATGATAGCCACCACGATTTGCTTTGCGGATAGTTCGATGTCTTCGGGTGCGATGGATGCCGATAGCGTCCCCCCTGCATTTGCGTTGGCTGCTTCGAGGTTCTTCTTCGCAAGTTCAATGACCCGTTCAATCCACTTGACCAGCACGTCGTGGGTTGACGACTTGCCTCCACCCTTGGGGCCGACAACTGAACCAATCCCCTCCAAAGCGGTTTGGTCGATGCCTTTCATCGAACCGCTGCCGAACTTACCTACGGGTTGGCCATTCGCAAGTATGGTTGTTTCCATACGGGTAAATGTCCCCCGTGCTGGAATGTGTCTATCTGCGCCTCGCTCGCTCCGCTTCCATCCTCTCCGCTTCCAAAATGTCGTGAATCAACAGGGCGTAGTTCAGGAACTCCACCGCTTTCATGGCGAAGATGGCATCGAACTTAAGTACGTCTTTGTTTGCCATCCTCCACACCACCATGATCCATCCGTAGCCGGCAAGAGGGCTTACGTCAACCCCTCGGCCTTCGTCATCAGGTGCTTGGAATAATCGCTCAAAACTTTCAAGTAGGGTTCGGAACTTAGCAAAAAAAAACTGACAACGCCCCAAACGTCCCCGACCTTGGCGTGTTTCTTCATCAGTTCGGCCCGTTCTGCATGGGCAGCCCCGTCGTACTTTTTCGGAAAGAATCCGAATAGACCGCCTTCCCTGCACAAGGTCGCCATAATTCGGTGGAGGTTCTGCAACAACTGCTTTTCGTCCGTCGTGTTTGCGTCCATTAACTCTATCAACTGCCCGGCAGTAAGTTCATCCGTGAACACCGTTGGGATCCACCACTTGCCCCCGGCTTTGAACTTTCGCTTGTACCCAAGGGCAGGCAATGCGTTCCACTCGCTGATAATGGCCTTGTAACGCTTTAGGACGCTCTTGGCGGGCATCTCTCGGACGATTGATATATCAACCCCCTCAACGATTGCAACGACTCCTGCGCGCTTGTCGTAGTCCCCAAGGACGCTGGAGAACTCAATGGCTCCGATGCGTTGGAACTGGTCAATCGTTAGGTCTTGGAGTTTCATAGTTGTATGTACCATTGTTGAGTTCCCGGAACGACCTTATGCCTGCCCTCAAAGACTTCGCCTACGGCCTGAATAACTCCGGGCCATCCTCCAACATAGTCGTCCCCACAAATAAATCCACCCTTCTTGACCTTCGGGAGCCAAGCCTTGATGTCTTGCAGAACAGGCTCGTATTCGTGCGATGCATCGATGTAAACGATGTCAAAAGCAGAATCCTTGAATTTCTTGCAAGCAGCCAACGACTCCATATTCAGCAAAGAAACCCTATCTCGTATCGGTTCAAGGTTCTTCAAAGCCTCTTCGTATAATGGGATTGAATTGCTCGCCTTGTGTTCAGGCGAGCCTTCAAAGTGGTCAATGGCTACCAACTTGTAATCAAGCCCCCTGCTGACAAAAACCTCGTCAAAGATGGCCGTGCCACGACCGAGGTAGACCCCGATTTCAGCCATGTGGTATTTTTCTTGGGGAGGCATTTCGTCAAGAATTAACTGAAGCAGTTGACCTTGATTTTCCATGTTTGACCAGCCAAAGATGTTGTCGTGTTTCATCGCTTGAATAGGGTTTTAATGTTGGTGCTTCCGTGCTTGTAATTGTTCGTTAGGTGGAAGACCTTGCAATGCTCTGCCAGTTCGCCCTGCTCCGTAAATTCCAGCATCGGCTTCAAGCCAAGCGACCAAATCGGGAAGGAAGCAAGGCTCTCCCTGAATAGACCGTTGTCGGGGATTTTGTCGAGTTCTTCGGGGCTACGGGTCAGGACCTCTTTGAGCCTCTTGGTGCTGAACATCCAAAATGCATGATAGTTGATGAAGAAAGGCAGGCTCACATAGTCCTTGCCGTTGTACTGACACCACACCGAACTGGGCAGGACCTCGTTCACGTCAGGAGTGCATTCCCCTTCCTTGTCGTCGTAGGTTTCAATGCGGGTGAAGGATGGGTACAAGCCATCGGCAAACATCGAATCGAACCGCTCCGTGAAGTTTACGAAGCCTTCCTTGGGCAGCATCATGTCGTCCTCGAAGTAGGCTACCCAGTCAAAGTACTTGTAGGTTTCCTTGATGCGAGTCCGATGGACCGCAGTCAGCATCCAAGGGTGTGAGAGTTGCGTGTGAGCATGAACCGTTACAGGTTGGTCCGCAAGCAGCCCCACGACTTCGGGGTCGTTAGTGTCCACGAAGATGTCGGCCTGCACCGGGTAGGACTTGATGGCCTCGATGACCCGGATGAGGTTTGGCAGCCTTTCGGGATTGTGGTGGTAGGCGATGTTGGCGAGTAGTTTCATGTCAAAAAGTTACAACGAATTTTTCAGGTGAAGGCCATCCGGGGTTGGAGTCAAAGACCTTGGTGTCGGGTTTCTTTCCTATCCAATGCTCGGCTTGGAATCGGTGGTCCCTTGCAGGTTCGCCCAGTTCTTTGATGTGGCTTGACTTGGCCCACCAAAAGTTACCACCGAAATAGGGGTAGCCTTCGGGGTTGTTGGCATCAGCCATGTGGGGGAACTGCTCTTTGGTAATCCAATGGCAGCCGACTGCATCCACGCCTTCGAGCAGTTGCATGGACCGCTCCCATGCGACCACGTTAAAGAATAGCATGGACCTGCCCCAAAGTTGGGTGGTCAAGGATGGATTCGCAGCCCCCTTCGTGTGGGCGTACAGGTACACGGCTTCCTCTTCCTGACTTGCCCGGTACATCTCGGTAAGGGTCGCCTGCTCCCAAGCGTTGGTCCGGGTAACCACGACCTTGACCTTATCGGCCACCATCGAGTTCTCCAACACCTCCTTGACCGCTTTGCGTTGTTCAGGTGGACCGACGATGCCGACCCTTATCTCATCCAAGACGTTAATGAGGCCGTAGTTGCAGACGGCCATCATATGTTGGTTGAGGATTAACTGCCAGTTGCCTCCGCAGTAGATGTGGTAGTAGTGGACGACTTTCATAAGGTCCAAAGGAGGGTTAGAAGGGTGATGATGAATAAAATGGCTGCAAGCGTCTTGCCGATTTCTATTAGCAGGTCAAGGATGCGTTCGGGGTTCATTTAAGCAGCAAGTCTATTCTTTCGTCTAAAACGGTGTGATAAGTTTTCATTGATTGATATTGAACTCTAAGCAGTCCAAGCATAACTTTATCAATCGATTTAGCCTCATCGCTTTCAATAAAATCATAAAGTTTAGCCATTTTTGTGTAAAGTTCGCTTCTTTCGTCTAAAAGGCGTACAACGTAGTCTTTCATAATGTTTGGGGTTTATCGCTCTTCAAGGCATTTCTTTGGTCCAACAAACTCCTCTGGTGCATACTTCTCGCATACACCAATCGGGTCTTTCGTGTATGCCGTGAGTTCTGCCATTGCCTGTTCAATGCTATCAAAGGCAAATGACTTGCATCCCACCCTGACAAGGCATCCTCGGTCAAAGAATGTGATTTCAATATTCAAATGCTTCAGTCGATTGATTTGTTCTCTTGTGTGTGTCATTGTTTAGGGGTTTAGTACCCCAAAGTTACACCACAACATACTTACCCGAGTTGCTAACCCTCAATTTGTTAAGGGCCACATACCGCATCGCATCGCAGGCGTGGTTGAAGGAGTCAATCGGAACCCCCGTGTTCTTGCCCTCCTTATCGGTCGCCCAAGTGTAGGAGCGCAGTTCCTTGATCAGGTTGGTGCTATCCTTGGTTACCTGCAATTTAAAGCGTTTCAGGATGTCGATGCCGTTCCGAACCGAATCGGGGCCTTTCTCCGCTGGCTTGATGTTGAATCCAAGTCGGTAGATTTCCTCGATGCTCTTGGGTTCGGCTGAATCCGCCACGATCTCCCAAGCCCGGGTAATCCCCAAGGATCGCAGTTTGTCTGCGATGTCTTGGTTCGTGAGGCCCGTAGCGTAGAGCAGTTCCTGAATCAGCAGGCAGTCCCCTTGCCGGTAGATAGCGACCAAGGCCGTAGGGTCGTTGCTAAAGCCCCAGTCAAGCCCAAGGGCGACGAATTTGGCTCGGCTGACATCGATACCCTCCACCACCTCGAAGTCCTCGTATATCGCACCCTGAAGCGTCCCGACTTGACCGAGGCCGTAGACCTTCCACCAGTTCGCCCAATAGGCTGACGTTTCGGCTTTGGTGCGGTTCAGTTCTATGTCCCTCTTGATGGTATCAGGCAGAGCCTCGTTGTCGTTGTAGGTAAGAATTATCAGTTCTGCGTCCTGTTCGGGCAGGACCTCGGTATGCGCCCAGAACTCATGCGTCGGGTTGAAGTCGATGTAGATGGCCTCGCTGGTACGGATTGCCAACTGGTAGTAGGACTCAAAGTCGATGTTGTTCGCCTCGTTGATGTAGACGACCTGCCTCCTTGCTCCTCGGAGCCTTGCCTCGGAATCAGCCGAAAAGAACTCGATGATTGAACCGTTGGCGAAGTGATAGGTGAGCAGGGTCTTGTTCCATCGGTCTGCGACCCATCGGCCCGTCCATTGCATGACCTTGGCGAAGTCCTTGATTGCTCCCCTCCGTAGGTGGGGGATGGATTCGGAAACGACCGAAATCTCGGTCTTGTTCTTGGCTGCGATGTCGATGAGGACCGCAAGGATGGCGAGGGTTTTCCCCGCACTTGTTCCGCCTTGGATGACCTTCTTCCGGGCCGTCATCCGACGGATTCGGCTGATGGCGGTCGTGTACTTAAAGTCCATCCCCAAACAGGGGTTGCTCGATGTGGACCGTGTTCTCCTGCTTGTCAACCAAGCCAAGTAGACGAGAGGCGATGTTGGCCGAGTAAACGCCAGCACTTGAACCCTCCAGCATATCCTTGTCGCAGGTCAGCCTTATGCGTGTAATGATTGGGGAGAATGTCTTGTGCAGGTCCGTAGTCCCCTTCC